GGGCAGTGCCACAGAGCGAACGCGCATATTCAAGGAGTTCCAAGAGACGGATAACCCACGGGTGTTGGTCATCCAACCGCAGGCTGCGGCGCACGGCGTTACGCTGACCGCTGCCAATACAATCGTGTGGTGGGGGCCAACCAGTTCGGTAGAAACATACGCACAGGCTAACGCTCGCATCCACAGAGCGGGGCAAGACCATAAGTGCACAGTGGTACAGTTACAAGGATCTCACATAGAAAAGCGTGTGTACGCATTACTAGATAACAAAATAGACACACATACAAAAATTATTGATCTTTACAAAGAAATACTTGATTAAGCTATTAGCTACCACTATATTGCATTTCTCGGCAATGGAAGGACGAAGATCATGGCTGATGCAAAAGACGTAGAAGGCGTGCCGTTGGGCAAGATGACTGAGGTTTACCTCAAGATTAAGTCTGAGCGGGAACGACTATCTGCGGAATTTAAGGAGGCTGATGACAAGCTAGTCAGTCAGCAAAACAAAATAAAAAGTGCGCTACTGGGTTACTTGAAAGAGAACGACATAAAAAGCGTCAAGACTGATGCTGGTACGTTTTACCGTACGGTTAAGCAGAAGTATTGGACTAGCGATTGGGAGCACATGCACGAGTTTATTCTTGAGCACGGTGTACCTGAGTTCTTAGATAAGCGCCTGAATCAGAAGAATGTACGGGAGTTCTTAGAAGAAAACCCAGACCTTCTGCCAAAGGGCTTGAACGTAGACGCAGAGTTCGCACTCACAATAAGGAAAGCGTGATGGAGCAATTAGTTCCGATTGAAGATGTCGCAAAGCACTTTGGTGTGTCATTATCCACGACCCGTAAATGGGTACGGGATGGGGTCATTCCACAGAATACGTACATCAAAGTAGGTAAAACGCAGCGGTTTGCTCTGGCAAGTATTGCAGATGCTCTGTTAAAGAGTGGTAGTGCAGCCGAAGAAACTGCGGAAGCGCCTGCTGTGGACGATTTTGACCCCACAGCGTTTGATCCTGATGCGGACGTATAGTGCGCCGAATCAGCATACAGGGTAATAGGTTTACTGGGTTAGACCAGCAGACAGACAGCACAGCGATAGACGTGGTTATCGTAAACGCAGCGACAGTATCGCGCTCGTATTACAAAGATGCCTACGACCCTAGCGCCAAACGTCTGCCTACATGCTGGTCGAACGATACCCAGAGACCTGCACCTGAAGTGCCACCAGATCAAAGACAAAGTATGCGGTGTATTGATTGCACCAATAACGTCCGAGGTTCTGGTACTGGAGGGGGTAGGGCTTGCAGGTTTAGTCAGCGGCTAGCGATTGTTGAAGAGCAAGCATTAGACACTGTGTACCAGTTGCAGGTACCTGCCTCATCCATATTTGGTAAAGCTCAAAGTAGAAGCTCTATGCCTCTACAGGCTTACGCCAAATTTCTGAGTGGGCATGGAACGCCCAGTGCAGCAGTGGTGACAAAGATAAGTTTCGATGCGGGTAGCCCCGTGCCAAAGCTGTTCTTTTATCCACAAAGACCGTTAGAAGAAGAGGAACTACAGAAAGTTAGATTGATGGTGGATGACGATGAGACGTTAGCAGCAATTGCTTTCGACATCGTGCCCCACAACCGCGAGGGTTCGCCCTTCGCTGCGACTGAAGGGTTCACAATAAATAGCCTAAGTTAAGGAGACCAACAATGGCTGAAGCAAATATGTACTACACAATCGAAGGCGTAAAAGCCCTCTACCCAAGACTCGATGCTACCTACAAGTTCGATAACAAAGCGAACGGCGGTAAGGGTGGGTCTATTAAGTGTGATCCGCTGGATGACGGCGCGGCATACGAGATGTCCTTTGTGATGTCTGAAAGCGAAGCTAAAGCCTTGTACAAGGCAATGGCAGTGGCCTATAAAGCCAAGAAAGAAAAGAGCTGGCCTGACAAGTTTGCCCTACCCTTCAAGAAGGATGATGACGGCAACTACGTCGGTAAGGCCAAGCTGAAAGGTGCGTACGGCACCGACAAGACTACGCCACCCCTGCAAGTGGACGCGCAGAACAACAAACTGCCAGCGGACTTTCAGTTGACCAGCGGTAGCACCGTGAACCTTGCCTTCACTTTCGTACCGTACTCCATGCGTGACAACGGCGTTAGCCTACGTCTGAACGGCGTACAGGTGATCGAATACGTGCCGATGGTGTCACGTTCGCCCTTCGGTGTTGTGGAAGGCGGCTTCGTAGCACAACCTGATAACCCGTTTAGTGATACTACTAGCAGTGTCAAGAGCACCGATGTCGCGTTAGATGATGGCGATGACTCTGACAGTATATTTGGTGATGAGCCAGATACCTCCGAAGTGGAGGAACCCAAGAAGGTCGTAAAGAAATCTGCCCCCGCACCCAAGGAAGATGACGACGATCTGAGTGCCATTGTTGACGGTTGGGATGACTAACCACTAACAATCACTCCACTATGGCTAGGTTTTGCCGAAAAGGATGCGCCGACATCCCTGCCATAGTGTCTCTCGGCATTGGGTGCAACCATGAATACAAGAGAATTTTTACGGTGGGTATTACCCACAGAAGGCGTGTACGTCGCCCTACAGTACGGCCTAGCATCGAACGGGGTACGGCAGACATACTTTCATTCAACAGATGAACTAGCAGAAGCCGCCGAGTACCACGACAGTGAAGGGTGGGACATGTACTTTGCGATGAGTAACTTCAAGGAAGAAGGTACCCGCAAAGGTGATGACGCTAAACAGATTAAGTCATTCTTCTTAGACTTAGACGTTGGCGAAGACAAAGTAGCTAAGAACGAGGGGTTCGCTACACAGGGAGAGGCGTTACGTAGGCTACAAGAATTTATCGTAGCCCTAGAATTACCAAAACCTCTGGTCGTTAACTCTGGGCGTGGTGTACACGTTTACTGGGTGCTATCTGAATCGGTTGCTGTAGAGCAATGGAAGGTAGTGGCTGACCAGTTCAAGGCCAAGTGCAAAGAGTTTGGGCTTGAGATAGACCCCGCAGTACCTGCTGATATAGCGCGGGTTCTTCGTATAGTGGGCACGCATAACCACAAACCTGATACCCCTGCGCCAGTAGAAGTCATAGGTAAGACTCCCGATACGGTTAACTTTGACTTCTTTGCCAGTAAGCTGGGGATGGACACGATACCAGTTCCCAAGAAGTACGTACCTGCGGAGGGGCCAGCAAGCCTACGTGATGCGATCATTCAGAACTATAAGCACGAGTTCAGAACCATACTGCTCAAGGCACAGAACGGTAACGGGTGCGAACAACTACGCCGGATAATAAAAGGCCAAGCCGAGACGAGTGAGCCTATGTGGAGGGCAGGTCTGTCCATCGCTAAGTTCTGCGAAGACGGCGAAAAGGCTGCACATAAGATCTCAAACCAGCACCCCGAGTACACGCCAGAACTAACGCTGAAGAAGTTGGATCTGATTAAGGGGCCGTACCGCTGCACAACATTCGACGAGAATGAAGGTGGTGTCTGCACGGAGTGCCCACACTGGGGCAAGATCAGTTCACCGATTGTGCTAGGGCGCAAGGTGGCTGAAGCAGAAGCCAACGAAGATGGTACGTATGTAGTTGAGTCGGGTGAGTCGGGTGAGTCGAGTGAGTCGAGTGATTTACTAGAAGGTACGTTACTTCCGGGTTCGGCTAGCCAAGAACTTTCTACACAACACGTTATACCCGTCTACCCGCGCCCATACTTTCGTGGTCAGAACGGCGGTGTGTATGTCAGGAACATAAGCCAAGACGGGGAAGTTGACGAGCATGTCATCTACCACAACGACATCTACATTACGCAGCGGCTATTAGATATAGAAGACGGGGAGTCCGTAGTTTGTAGGATACACCTGCCACAAGACGGTGTACGTGAATTTATAATGCCTCTTACGGCGGTCACTTCACGAGAAGAATTTAGAAAAAACATGGCGATGCAAGGTGTTGCCATCCCTCAACTAAACGATTTGATGCAATATATGATTACTTGGGTAAACGAATTACAAGCAACCTCTACAGCAGCCACGGCACGTCGCCAGTTCGGTTGGGTAGATGAGAACATGGATGCCTTTGTCGTAGGAAACAGTGAAATACACGCAGACCGTATTGAGCACAACCCCCCGTCCACACCGACAGCCGCACTAATCCCATACCTCAAGCCGAAGGGTACGTTGGAGGCGTGGAAAAAGATGGCTAATTTCTACAACACGCGGCCTGAACTGGTGATGCACCAGTACGTTGTGAGTACAGCGTTCGGCTCTCCGCTGATGAGTTTCTTGCCTCAGAATGCTTGCGCGTTACACATACACAGCCCACTTAGCGGGTGCGGTAAGACAGCAGCTATACGGGTAGCAGGTTCGGTGTGGGGTGCTCAGAAGGGCATGATGATAACCGCAAAGGATACCGACGCGATAAAGTTTAACCGTGCGGAGGTGCTGCACAACTTGCCGTTTTACATAGACGAATTGACCAATGAGAAAAGTGAGCAGCTAAGTGACTTAGCATACCAAATATCTTCTGGCGAACAGCGCGGGCGTATGGCTGGTGGGGCTAATCTCGAACGTGCTCGTGGTGAACCGTGGCACCTCTCATGTGTAACTACAGGTAATGCCAGTGTTATTGAGCGTATTGCAGCCGAGAAGCAAGCGCCGAAAGCAGAGGCACAGAGGATAATGGAATGGAGGGCGCAGCGGGTATTCACCAGCACGGAGGAGAAGAAAGGCACAGACGAATTCGATAGGTCTATCCAAGAAAACTATGGGCACGCTGGGGTTATCTACATCCAGTGGGTCATGCAGAACTTAGAAGACGTTAAGAAGCTCGTACTTGGGTTCCAGCGTAAGATTGACGAGGCGGCAGGGCTTACATCAGAAAACCGTTTCTGGTCTGCCGGAGCCGCTACCACACTAGCTGGGGCGTACATCGCTAATAAGCTGGAGCTAATCGACTACGACATGAAGGGCTTATTTAAGTGGACTGTTAACCTACTTAAACTAAACCTGCAATCGGTTAACGATATGGGGTCATCAGTAGAACAAACACTCAACGACTACCTAACTGAGAACTACAACAACGTACTGGTAATCAAGAGCACAGACGATCTACGCAGTGGTTCCGGTAATGGGCTGGACAGCATCGTCATACCCGATGCACTACCGAAAGGTAGGCTAGTGGCACGGTACGAGACGGACACGAAGAAGGCGTACTTAGTCCCGAGGTTCTTGAAGGCTTGGTGTGCTACACACCAGATTAACTACGGCGCATTTACGCACGACCTGATTAACAAGTTAGGCGGTAAGCGTGGGTCTATGCGATTAGGTAAAGGCACGCACTTGGGGTCGGCTATGTCTGCGCACAGGGTGTTGATAGTTGACTGTAAGGTGTTCGATAAAACTAACGAAGGTAAGGAAGATTCAGATGACGGCGACGTTCATGGCAGCGATACGAGCACAGGAGAAAGTAGTGGAGTTGGGGAAAAAGAGTAGGCGAGCCACTATATCCCCATTCGACAGGAAAAGCCCTAGCTACCAGCCAATCTACACTGAAGATCAGATTCGGTTGGTGCTAAAGCTACACAGCAAAGGTATGCGACGTGCGGATATTGCTCGGGAACTAGGGTTTGAGCCGCACACGGTCAACAACATATACAACCGTTACCGTATAGTGCGCGGCAAGCTACATAAGACATGGAAATAACACTCAAGACGCATGACTTGAACCCTGACGGGGTACGTATCGTGGTGGACTGGGGTGCTATGGTGGTAGGGAGTTCGATATTTGTGCCGTGTATCAACACGGACAAGGCACTACAGCAGATTAAACGCATCTGCGTTGACGAAATGGAATGGGATATACGGGCTAAGGCGGTGTCGGAAGGTCGTTTTTTAGGGGTTCGTGTCTGGAGATTGGTGTAGTTCACGGACGTTTACAGGCGTTTACGGACGGTATGAAACTATATGGAACATCATGAAACCGTATGGTACGATCCGCCCTGATAAGGTCGTCCGGTCTCCTGCTGTTAGGTCTTATCGCCTTCCTACCCCCTTACCGTAGTTACCCCTTCTTGCGGTAAGGGGGTTTTTTCTATAAGAACCCTTCGCCCGAATCCACCGTACGCTTCATGTATGGCGATAGCGTTGTGCCGTTGTGCATCTCCGCAGAACGGGTCTCGTGCCCACGTATTGACCTATCAATGGTGTCACCTGTTATACGCTTCTGGCGATCTCGACGCACAGCACTGGATTTGTTGAACTCTCGCATAGATTGCCGTGCATCACGCATACCTTCTCTGTCACCGAATCTCTTGGCAACGTAGTAACGTCTCAGCAGGTCACGGCGTTTAGCACTCGCGGCTATGTCTAGGCGTTTAGCTGTAGATGTCTCGTCCGCTTCTCTGGTGTAGTCAACGGGCGGAAACCCTAGTAGCTGCGTAGCCAAGTCACCGACTGTGAGATCATCATAGATAGGATCGCCACGTCGGGTCAGAATGCCCTCATCCCTCGGGTACCTGATAACAGCTTTATAAGCATTACGTACAGCGCCCGGCATTAGGTCTTCTATACCACGCTCTATCTCGCCTTCACGTAGTTTGTCTATACCATCCCTGCCTCGTGAGTAGATGCTCCATGCAGGGCCGCCAAACAAGTGTGCGATTTCTTCTTCTGGGGACGGGTCACTGTTAAACCTGTCAGCTTCAAACAGCAGGTCGGTCAGCTTCACACGCTGCGATACATCAACCCCCGTTATTTCAGACAGAGCGCCCTTGAATAGCACTTCGCTGTCTAGGTACTGCCGCAGCATAGTGTCCGTATCTTCTTCGTAATCTTCTCTAAACATGTCGATAAGCATGGAGACCGCACCGTACAGCGGTAGACCCTGTACCCCAGCAAAGAACAAGGCGGACAGGTGTACACCGGCAAGCTGTTTCAGAGCTTCATTACGTAGCTCTCTGCTCTTAGCGTCATTTCCTGGAAAAAAGTTTTCCACAGCTTGTCTGCCAGACTTAAACATCGTGTAGTACATCTGTATGCCGTACGCTTTGTACATCAGTGCAATACGACCTAAGCTCTCACGGGCGTATCGTGGGCCAGTTTCTAGTGTGGCACCACCGTTTATTAACTGCGTCTCACGTACAGCTTCTTCGGCGGCTTTCTTCTTGTCACCATCAAACTTCTTTAGAGCGAGTTTATACGCTGCCACCATCGTAACTTGACGGTTCATCACTTCTGCTTCATGGAACATAAGGGCCGAGGCGTTTGTCACCGCGTCCATCTTAGACATCTTACGTCCCGCCTGACTCGTGCTGAGTGTGTCGGCAATGAACGACGAGTTAAGCTGCCCCCGCCTAGAAGCAAGCTCCATCAACGGTAGGAGGTCTTTTAGTTCGTCGGCGCGTTTCTTATCTATATCTAAGTCTTTACGTACTTCGTAAGTGACCCTGCCATCTTTGTCACGAGAAAACGTATAGTAGTTATCCAGTGATGGTAATGCCTTGTCTTTGAGGGCTTCTCTTGCTGCGTTGAGGTCACCTTTACGTAGTGCTTCTCTTACAGACCGTGGCGTTCTTGCATCTCCGGCTAAAGTAGCTATGTCTTTATTGGTTGGAGAACCCATAAACAGCTTAGTGGCACCGCTTAGAGCGTCCCGCGTAGCTCCGAACCCATACTTACCTGCCAACATCGGGTACGCGAACAACGGTATCTGCGACAAGTTGACCAGTGCAGACGAGGCGTTGAAGCCGATAGTCCACATAAATGCCATACGGTTTGCGTTCTTAGCGAAACTGTCCAGTGGCGGATTGACGGCGAATCTAGCGCGGTCTTTTACCTCTTCGATCTCTGGACTGTTCGCATCCGCCATTTTAGGGTTGGCTTCAAGCATCTCTTGTACGGCGTTGTCGATTAACCGCGAGTTCTTAATGCGTTCTACCTGCCGTGCCAGATCAAAAGCCTTCGTACGAGCCGCTTCTACAGCGTCTACGTCATA